CGCCGCCGGGCTCAGCGTTTCCGCATGCGGGTAAGCGGGGCTGGAGACGCGCGCGGGTTTGTAAAAAAGGCGCGACGTTGCCGCCGCGCCGAGTTCCCATCGATGCATCGGGTGATGCGGCGGCAGGATCGGGGCGCATCCGTTAAACGATCGTTAGGCATGGTGGCGGTATGCGAGGTCTCAGAGCCAAACCATACCGGATATCCGATGTTCCCCGAGAAGCCCGCTTCCCCCGCGCAGACCGCCGCGGCCAAGAAGGTCAGCAGCACACCCGAGAAGAAGCCCGCCAAGAAGTCCGTGCCCTCCCGCGACGGCCTCGGCAAAGCGGCGCGCGAATACGCCAAGCGCCTCAAGATGGGCTGACCGATGGCGAAGACGGTTGATTTCCGGCTGCCCAAAAAGCTGGAGCACGTCGCGGTCGACAGCCTCACGCCCTACGAGCGCAACGCCCGCACCCATTCGGAGGTGCAGGTGGCGCAGATCGCCGCCGCGATCAAGGAATGGGGCTGGACGAACCCGATCCTCGCCGACGAGAAGGGCAGCATCATCGCCGGCCACGGGCGGCTGTTGGCGGCGAAGTCCCTCGGCATGGACACCGTGCCGGTGATCCGCCTCACGGGGCTGAGCGCCGCGCAGAAGCGGGCGCTGGTGCTGGCCGACAACAAGCTCGCCGAGAACGCGGGCTGGGACATCGCGTTACTATCCGCCGAGCTCGACGCGCTCGACGACGAGGGCTTCAACCTCGGGCTGATCGGCTTCAGCGGCGACGAGCTGGAGGCGCTGTTCGCGCCCAAGGCCACGGACGGTCTCACCGACCCGGACGAGGTGCCGGCGGTGCCGGAGACGCCGGTTTCGGTGCTCGGCGACGTGTGGGTGCTGGGAGATAAACATCGCCTTATATGCGGCGACAGCACGGATGCGCTCGTGGTCGAGAAGGTGCTCGCCGGCGTGAAGCCGCATCTGATGGTGACTGACCCGCCCTATGGCGTCGAGTATGACCCGGACTGGCGGAACAAGGCGCTTCGGGCTGACGGCAGCAAGGTCGGTGCACGGGCCACGGGCGTCGTGCTCAACGACGACCGCGCCGACTGGCGCGAGGCTTGGGTGCTGTTCCCCGGCGAGGTGGCCTATGTGTGGTGCGCCGGCACGAAGTCGCACGTCGTCGCCCTGTCGCTTGAGGCGTGCGGCTTTGAAATGCGGTCCCTGATCGTTTGGGGAAAGCACCGCTTTGTCATCGGTCGCAGTCACTATCACGAACAGAAAGAGCCGTGCTGGTACGCCGTGAAGAAGGGCGGCACCGGTCATTGGCAGGGCGACCGCTCGCAGTCGACGCTGTGGACGATCGAGCACAACAAGAGCGAGACCGGCCACGGCACGCAGAAGCCCGTCGAGGCGATGCGCCGGCCGATCGAGAACAACTCCTCGCCCGGCCAGGCGGTCTATGAGCCGTTCTCCGGCTCCGGCACCACGATCATCGCCGCCGAGATGACGGGGCGCCTCTGCCACGCCATCGAACTCAACCCGGCTTACGTTGATGTAGCGGTCCGGCGCTGGCAGGAATTCTCGGGCGGCACGGCGGTCCTCGAGGGCGACGGCCGCAGCTTCGACGAGGTGGCGAATGGCGGGCGGTAAGCGCGAGGGCGCCGGCCGCCCCAAGGCCGAGATCGACGCCGCCAAGGTCGAGAACGCCGCCGGCATCGGCTGCACGGTGGAGGAGATCGCCGCCGTCCTCGGCGTCGGCGTCTCGACCCTCAAGGACCGCGTCGCCGCCGAGCCGGAGCTTGCCGAGGCGCTCGAGCGCGGGCGCGACAAGGGCAAGGCGACGCTGCGCCGGCTGCAATGGCAGGCGGCCAACGGCGGCAACCCGACGATGCTCATCTGGCTCGGCAAGCAGATGCTGGGGCAGAAGGACAGGGTCGAGCAGGAGCACACCGGCAAGGACGGCGGACCTCTTGTGATCCAATGGCTGCCGAGCGAGCCGTAACCATCCCCTACGCGCCGCGCCCGCAGTTCGCCCCGCTCCACAACAGGACGAGGCGGTGGGGCGTCGTCGTCGCGCACCGCCGCGCCGGCAAGACGGTCGCCGACGTGAACGAGCTGATCCGCGCCGCGCTGACCTGCCCGCTGCCGGAGCCGCGCTTCGCCTATGTCGCGCCCTACCGGCAGCAGGCGAAGGACATCGCGTGGTCCTATCTCAAGCGCTTCACCGCGCCGATCCCCGGCGTCAGCTATCACGAGGGCGAGCTGCGCTGCGACCTGCCGAACGGCGGGCGCGTCCGCCTCTACGGCGCTGAGAATTTCGAGGCGCTGCGCGGTCTCTATTATGACGGCGTCGTCTGCGACGAGTTCGGCGACATCGACCCGCGCGCCTGGACCGAGGTCATCCGGCCGGCGCTCGCCGACCGCCAAGGCTGGGCGATCTTCACCGGCACGCCGAAGGGCCGCAACCACTTCGCCGAGCTGTGGGAGATGGCGAAGAGCGACCCGGCCTGGTGGACGCTGATGCTGCGCGCCTCCGAGACCGGCCTCTTGCCCGACGAGGAGTTGGCCGACGCGCGCAAGCTCTTGTCCGAGGACGCCTACGCCGCCGAGTTCGAGTGCAGCTTCGACGCCGCCGTCATCGGTGCCTACTACGCCCGCGAGATGCAGGCGGCGGAGCGCGACGGGCGCATCACCAAGGTCCCGCATGATCCGGCGCTGCCGGTCCACACCTGTTGGGATTTGGGCATGTCGGACTCGACGGCGATTTGGTTCCTGCAGCGCGCCGGCCAGGAATGGCGGTGGATCGACTACCTCGAGAACAGCGGCGTCGCGCTCGATTGGTACGTGCGCGAGATCGACCGCAAGCCCTACAAGCTGGGCGAGGTGATCCTGCCGCATGACGCCGCCGTGAAGGAGCTGGGCACCGGCGTCTCGCGCGTCGAGACCCTCGAAAAGCTCGGCCTCAAGCGCATCCGCGTGATGGGGCAGCGCTACAAGCAGGACAGCATCAACGGCGTGCGGCTGACGCTGCCGAAATCGTGGTTCGATGCCGAGAAGTGCAAGCGCGGCGTCGAGGCGCTGCGCAACTACCGGCGAGAATTCGACGAGAAGCGGAAAGTATTCCACGACCGACCGCTCCACGACTGGACATCGCACGCCGCGGACTCGATTGCGGAAATGTGCGCGGCCAACCCGCAGAACTCGGACAGCTTCGCGCCGTTGTCTTTCAGTAGCAAGGGCTACGTCTAGGAGGCATCACATGCAGGACGACGACGAAGTCAGGCTCGCCGACGAGCCGCAACCCGCCGAGACGCCGCAGCCGACGCCGTCCCTCACCCCGGACGACGCCTACACCGCCTGTGTGCAGCTGATCCAGAACCTGCAGGGCTCGGACCACCAGCGCCGGCAGGTCGTCGACCGGCTGCGGGAGCAGTTCGGCGCTTAACCGGAATCCGGTTCAACACTAACGGCACGTTAATCCTTTCAGGCTCAAGAACGGCAGGAAACAGCCATTCTGTGAGCCGAGCCTTTGCTGTACGCCTGCCTGATCCGGCCTCTCGACACGGACCGCCCGGAGGTCGTCGAGGTCGAAGCCGACACGCCCGCCGCTGCCCGTGACGCCGTCGTGGCGCTGCGCGGCGCCGTCCGCATCACCTCGATCATCGCCGACCCGCCGAAGGGCGAGAAGGAGCCCGAGCCGGCGATGCTGCCGCGCATCCGCAGCCTGACGCCGGGCAGCCTCTACGCGCCGCGCACCGTGCGCCGCTTCGCGAGGGTCGGGTGATGGCGATGGACAACATCAAGCTCCGCAGCATCATCGATCAGAAGATCGCGCAGTCGATCGGCTCGGGCACCGAAGACCCGATCGCCTCCGACCGCGTCAAGGCGGAGCGCTACTACCGCGGCGAGCCGATGGGCGACGAGCGCGAGGGCCGGTCCAAGGTCGTCTCGCGCGATGTCGCCGAGGCGGTCGATTCGATGATGCCGCCGCTGATGAAGATCTTCTTCGGCGGCGACCAGACCGTGGCCTTCACGCCCGAGGGGCCGGACGACGAGGAGGCCGCCAAGCGCGAGACCGACTACGTCAACTGGATCTGGCGGCAGCAGAACCGCGGGTTCATCACCGGGTACGAGTGGGGCAAGGACAGCCTCCTCAA